ACATTACTGTGACCATTGATAATAGTAAACTCTTTCTTAAACAAGTAGTACTTATCTAGGTTTGTTAGCCCGGTGGTAAGTCCCTTCTCTATCTTACCTGTTGCGAAATCATTTATCCATTCCAGATCAGTGGCATCCGAAGATATAAAAGACATGTCTCCATCGTTGATACGGAACTCTCTTTTAATCTTGTTCTCGTCATCAATAATCTCACGGATAGGCATGGTCTTACCCTGGTTGATGCCGTCACCCATAGTCTTACGTGCTAGGTCTATGTCTTGTACATCTCTACGTACAAGTTCACGCTCCATAACACGCAGTGCTTCGTCCTCTTCCATCCTTCCTGCGGCGATGTATCCACCACACAATATGGAAGCACGTAAAAGCGTACGATGTTTATCTCCATCATCAGCCTTGCGTATCATGTGTACTACAATATCTAACTTCTCGTAGTCGGTGTATGCCTCACGCTGTACTACCTCTTGATGCTCACTGCCTTCTGAAAGCATTAGCCCAAACACATGAGGGTCTTCATTACTTACAAGGTCTGGGTCATAACTTTCAAAGCAAGCACGCGAAAGATTTATTCCAGAAGGGTCAACCTCTAGTCCATATGTTCTATCGAAGTAGGCTTGCAACGCACGGAAGTGATCACGGTGTCTCTCGGGATTTGTAACCTGTACAAGTGCTTTCAATCCGTCTCCACTCGGAGACGTCCAACAGGCACGTATGTAATCATCGGTGCCAAGTAATGACTTGTAATCCTCTACATCTATATGGTCAAAGTCCAATACTATTATACCGCTATGCCCCAGGATCTGGCTGTCTCTTCTGCCTTCAAATACACCAGAGAACAGTGCGATAGGCAGGGTTTTCTTTACATCCTTATTGCCTGCTCTAACTTGCTCGACCTTGGCTTGACTTTTTCCTTCACGTATACGTGTGAGGGATTCATCTAGTGTTGTGTAATGTGGGTTATCTATATCCGTTACAGACGGAAACATTGTGATTGTCTCACTTGAACTCATTGTCGTAGTCTTTTTCTTTGTGAATCTCTGAGTACCCTACTATCTCTTTGCTATTGATTTTGTATACTCTGAAGTTTAGTTTCTTGGCTGTAAGTTTTGTAAGGCCCTCTAAAAATTCTAATGCTTTCTTATCCTTATTCAAACCCTTAAGGTCTTTCGCTCTGCTCACACACTCTAGCCCTTTCCATTTATTGGTATACATTTTTTTGCCACGCTTGGTCTGCCATATAATGTCTACATTATAGTAGTGTATAGGTTGCTTCTCACTTAAGTCCCATTCCATATGCTATCCTGTCGTTGTACATTTTTATGTCATCTTCATACAAGATTTCAAAAACCTTCTTGGCCTCATCGCCTAGACTCCAGATCTTAGAGTTGGTAGCATTAGTTTTAAACAGCGGAATGGTTTCTCCAATGCGCTCACAAACATACTGCCAATCCTCCTCGATGTTTTCAACCACGCCTAGCCACATGTCATCTTCCATCCATTCAACCTGCTGATACTTAAGGTAGGGCTTACTCCAGAACTTGTCAAAGAAATGAAACTGCATGAGCATATCCCTTGTTATTATTTTGTCTTCCGGGGCAGGGAAGTTGCCTGTCTCGTCAAACACCCACGCAACACTGGGGTTATTCCTGTAGTGGTAATCGCAGTTGTATACATAGTGTGATATAAATCTTCTCTCCGGATTTCTGACAAACCCAAACTTAAAGTACTCGTTCCACCTATCTTCACCGGCTATCTTTTTGATAGTAGCCATTGTCTCGTGACCAAATGGTGGACTATTATTATCCATGACCATTGCCTCTGGGTCTAGTTTAAGCAGTGCTTCCTCCATTGAGGTGCTTGCGTTCTTCGGAATCTTTACGAAGATGAACTTAAATTTGTCTGATATAATCATACCTTGGTTACATTTACTATTTCATATTTATCTAACGTCTCAGTGTTGTTGGTGTATAATACTACTCGGTACACTAGGGACTTATTCTTCTCACGTGTGTGGGCAAGCGCCTGATCCAGGATAACTGAACCCTCTTCATACTTGCTTACATACAAGGGGTTAATAGGCTTACCATTGCTGAACACATCCATGTTCTTGTTATGCACCCTTAGACCTGCTATCACGGTACTGTGGTGTCTATTAAATACACTGCCCATATAGGACATGGTAAGTCTTGTGTTCTCTTTTAGATAAGCCCATATCATCTGCCTAGTTTCCACTAACTCTCTATCCCTTCTGCTCATTGTTAAACTTTCCTTGTGTGCTCGGTTAATCTTCGAGAACACAGAGGTCGCTAGGGTTATAGCGTTCTGCTCTATGCTTCTTTCTATTTGATACTCAGTCATATTAGTTTTTCATTTCTCAAGTAACTAATAGAGGATGAGTCCAACTCAATGTTGTTGAGCATCCATGTAATGTATGACCTAGGTACATCTTTGAGCGATTGACCTTTGTAGCGACCAACCAATAACCGCCCATCACTTCTTCTGAATGGTTGCAGTTTCTTCATTGGTATCGCATTATTATTGAGAGAGGTATTGTTCATCTCTCTTAGTTGAGACTTATTCATTACTTGTCAATTATAATTCGTTTGTAATACTCTGGCACTAGCCTTTTGATTTCCCTGTACAGCACAGCCTCTGCTTCCTTAAGTTCCTTCTTTGTTCTTTTATCACCCTTACCTTTAGTACCAAACGAAGTGTGCAGTGTCGCTAATTTCTCTAACTGCTCATCCACTTGCGCGCGTACAAGAGTGCACATGTTGGCGCGATACGCGCTCTTACATATCTTGTCCATTATTCTTTCAGATTAAATTCGAAATGATTCTTGAAGGGATCTCTGCTAGAACTGGTGCGCATGTCTATAGCATACACGTCATCAAACTCTTGATAGACTAGGTACTCTCTGCTCTCAAGTAATTCCCTCATGGATGCCCATCCATTTGCAACGTGCTTGTGCTCTGCCTTAATCAGTTTGGGTCGCAACGCACCCTCGTATGCAACTTGATTAAGGATAACCAAGTCATGCCCTTCGGTGTCGATTTTTAAGAAGTCGATCTGGCTTATACCAGACTCCTTTATCATGTCGTCATAGGTAATTGATTCAACTAACCTTGACTCCACTAGGTTCTTGTTGCCCTTGAGAGTGTACTCAGAGAACGAACTCATGCCCGCAAAGTCTCTGTCTTTTTCAATGACAGACTGCTTGAATACATCCATCTGTCTTGAGCCTCTACTCACATCAATCGCGCAGTTCATGTACGTTACACCATCGTGCTTCTCTAAGTTGTTTAGGTACTCTTGTACCGGCTCAATGATAACTCCTGTCCACCCATTCTTACCTAGGTCATTCAGTGTGTTAAAATCACAACTACCTATCTCAACAAAACATTTAGTAGCACTCATGAAGCGTCTCTGATTTGTGATAGTACTCATCGGGTGCAAAATATATGTAAGGCAACAGCGTTTCACCTTCGGGTGTGACCGCCCCTCGTCTCTTTCTTTTATACCAATCGGGGTGTCCTTCTAACATATCCAATTGTTTAAGTTCATCCTCCGATACTAAGTATAGTTCTACATCTACGTTGAATCCAACACCAGGCTTCTCTACGAGAAAGGGTAGTCCTGATCCATGTACTACCATAGGGTATTGTCTCTCTGTCTTTGCATTCGAAACGTATACAGCATTGCTTAGTAGTATGTTGTTACCAAAGCCACGCTTCAGTGTACCGTATACAGCGATTAGAATATCACGCAGTTCTTCGTTATCACTTCCTTGTACCACCACTCTACGTCCTCCTTCTGCTTCGCGCTGAAGATTGGGTTTATTCCTTTGTTTAGTTGCCATCTTTTTTTTCGTCTATTGTATTTAATGTTATAAGTGCGCACACTGTGTTGACCACCAGCCGTCTTTCTTTTATCTCCAAAGTTTCCATTCATAATGTAAAGTATTAATGCAGGGAGGGGCCCTTGAACAGGGGAGTTTTGCTTAACATGATTGAATCCCCTCCCTTACATTAGTAATTTAGAACGGCAATCCGTCGTTGCCTTGAGCCACTGCTTTAGCGGCTTGGCTTTGAGTGTTCGCTCCCCCGTTTGCACGTGGGTTGAACACACTCGTGAATGCAGTTCCGTCGGTCTTAATGATGAAGTCCACGTTCACATTACCTGCGCCCGTTAGATACTTCTTCATCTCATCCAACTGATCTTCCTTGAAAGAGATGTTGTACTTGACAACACCACTATCAAACTCTTTGCGTTCGCCTACATATCCCATGTAAACTCCCTTGCTTTGTTGTTGTGACATAGCAATTGATTGATTAAATTTCCCCTTGTAAAAAGAACGTAGTCGATGGCTTGTCATTCTCATAATGTTCCTTGATTATGCTCAAGGCACGAGCCACTTTACGTCTACCAGAGTCAAGGGTTTCCTCTGATGCTTTATATACTGCTGGTAAATACGGGTATGCTTTCTCCTGCACTACCCAATAGAAATCCTTTACTCCGAATGCGTGTGTGTATAGGAATGCTTGTATGTCGTATCCGAATACACGTACATCTCTCGGGAATCCCTTCACGCTACGAGAAGACTTACTGTCTGCTATGAATCCTTTGCCGAGGCAGTCAAGGAAACCGCGGAAGGGAACTACCTCCCCGCCAATTTCAAGTTCTTGTAAGAACTCTACTTGATAGTCGCCATCTAGGTATATGTTCAGCACCTTCGATTCATCGAGCCTTGTTATCATGTCGATGCATTGTTGGTAGTCCTCTATAGATACAACAGTCTTGTCTTTTGCTTTTGTTTTTTCTTCAGCCTTCCATTCCTTGTACACTTTCGTGACACGAGGGTTCTTGCCTCCGACTTCTTTGATAATCTCAGTGTCATCCATGACGTGAAACTGATTGTCAAACTTGTGAGGCTCAAACAAAAGACAATCGTAAGCACTCCCAAAAGTGAGTGCCTCCGATTCCTTACGCAACTTGCCTTGCATATATAATTCAAACAGCGCAATGTCTTGCAGTGCATGCTTGATTGAAGAGTACGATAGGTACTTCTTTCCTGTCTTCTTTACTAAAGACTCAAACCATCCATGAGTCATACTAACTTCTCTAACTTAGAAATCTGAGAAGCAGTCATGGTGCCTTTGTATTTGTCTTGTATCGCAGTGAAGCGTGTGTTACGATCAGGCTTGTTCTTACCTGCCTTGATGTACTCCACTGACTTCTTGAATATCTCGTTGAGACTTTCCTTACTTTTGGGTGCAGGCTCCCCTTCCTTAGCGATTGCCATGCCTACCTCATCAGCCGTAGCGATTGATGTCTCTATCCCTATACCTAAGAACCCAAGGGCTCTACCTACAGCGGACGTTTCACAATTCTCTACGTATGAGGTTTGATTGATTCGAGAGGAACTCTTGTCCTCTTGCGCCATACCTTGAGCCACTACGTTTCCGTCAGCGTTTGATATGGTTGCTTGTATGACACATGACTCTGGATCCAGGTGTAGCACCTGTGTTTCCAATGAGAAATTTTTGTACTCTGATAGAGTACGGAATGCAATGACACGTTGATTAACCTCAACGTACTGCTTGCCTTTGATGTTCGTTGTTTTGAACTGATAAGTGTTAGACATAGTATAAAATTTAATTGATTCAAATTTACAGTATCCACATTTAACTAACAAATGTTACACTGTTTTTTTTTTCAACGGCTCAAGATCTGGAAGTCTCCACTCAATATCCCACCTGTTGATGAGCCGGAATATTGTGCGGGGTGTTACCCCTAGTTCCTTGGATGCCTCCTTAACATTCTGGTGCTTGCACAATGCGTACCTTACCATTATCCTCCAATGTCTCTCGATGTTCAAGTCCTCTTGGGGGTACTTCATTCCCTCTACTTCTTTGTAGAGTGTCCATTCTTTCTTTCTTGCCATCTTCTGTACATGTTTGCAGCCCACGCTCTGCGTTGAGCGGGGTGTTTGTAGATAGGGCGTAGCCTTGCCATTGCTATGCGCATAAATTGTTTCATCCTTTTCATTGCTGTTCTCCTTTACCGGTTAGATACATAAACAAGACAGCAAGCATAAGTGTAAGTACAATTAGTGTTTTCATTTCTCTTTGGTGTTAAAGGTTATATGTGTGTACGTATAATGTGAAGGTTTACCCTTATTTTGTATGTTTAAACGTACAATTTTACCCTTATTTTGTGACAATTTAAGGTTCATCGTTGTGAGGATTTGCGATTCGCGAATCACATTCGTATTAACCTAAGTCTACGTTGGTACTTGCGTATCAACATCGCTGAGTTTGTTAGTTGATGTTGAATGTCAGTCGACCAACCAAACCTACTCGCATGTAGGGTAAGGTTGATCTGATCCAACTCAAGCATACGCAGGTATGCCTCAGTTCTTTTTATGTGTTTGCGTTTACGGAACATGTTAGTATCCGAATAAAGTGTTGAGCCCCTTGATAATCACGTAGAAGAACGTGAAGATTGGGCCGTAAATAAATACATAAGCAAGCAACTCCATTACTAATGAAGGCTTCTTTCTCGGTTGAAATTCTTTGGGTGTCTTAGGCATAAGTCAATTCATTTAATTTTAATATTTCTAAACATAAGTCATGCGGTATCTTACTCCGCTCATGGTTGTTGGCTCTCCCTTGAGTGCCTGTTTGTGACCCTCTTGGTGCAGGCTCATGACAAGGCGCACCATTCTTACACATAGGGCGTGGGTTCCAACGCAAGTCGTTAGTCCATATGTCGGTTGGCTTCATACGTGTGTCTCCATACTGGCAGTACGTTACCGTGTGCCGTATCGGATGACGCTTCATGAAGTCCATCTTGCGTAGCATACCACGAGGGTTCTCAATGTAGTACACAAGGTTAGGATTCAACAGTGTAAAGTAGTGTATCAACTCATGAACTTTGTCCATAATCTTGTCACTCTTTACAGCGAAATCTGACGTAGGTTCTTGTCCATTGCGGTGGTGTCTTACACCTGCAATACTATACGATGTACACGGGGGTGATGCCCAGATCACATCGGGTACCCATAGATTCTTAGTGAATCCATGCACTTCTGCTACATCAAAGTCCAGGATGTCAACAACGTAGTCGATACCACCAAACTGTTTGATGTCACTTGAGAATACATTCATCCCAAGTTCTTCTGCGGCTTTGCCCACTGAACGTGAGCCAGCAAATAATTCTAATACTTTCATAAGGCAAGTTGTATTTAGTTATCTGTACTCTATCTTCCACACCTTCACGGTGCCTTCGTTAATCATATCGAACACGCTATCCCAATCATTAGCATCCATTGCCCACTCAAGGTCATCCTTGTGGTGTGGTATTCCAAAGTTGCTGAATGCATAGCCACCCGTACGGATTACGAAATCTCCATCGTCGTTCTTACTCGCTATCCATCTGTACTTGTTGTCGCACATCACGGACACCAAGTCAATCTTGATTTGACGTATCGAATCCGGTACTCTTAGTGTAGGTGGGTAGTCCACCAATTGTCTATAAGTCATACTCTTGTTTATTAAATTCTACTTCTGCTTTGGCAAGCACCTCAAGTGCCTGATCTAATTGTATACGTATGTAGGTACTGTGTAGAAGCGCGGCGGTATCCCGCGCCTCTTCCACAATACGTACCGCTTTACGGAACTCATTCATTATCCACCACGTTTAGAAGTTAAACGCTCAATGAAACTAAGTTTGTCACGACTTAGCCCGGTGTTCTTTAAGCCACTAAGACTTTGGTTCACATCATCACTCACCTCATCTGCAAGAGATTGTAGTTCACTTAGTGGTACCTCCTCTATCTCAATTTGAGATTGTAGAGTAGACTCAAGGCCTCTGAATGCAACGAACTCATCGAGTTCAGTCACCTTACGGATAGCCATAGCCAACAGCGGGTCGGTGCTGTCATTGGATATGAACTCACGCAGTAATTGTTTCGCTTGATTTGCATCAAGTGCTTCAATCTCCACGCTATCCAGGATCGCAGGGGTGTTGGGTACTACCGCTCGCTTGAGTACTCGTGAGTCCTCTGCGATAGGTGTAATAGTTGTGAGGGTAGGTAGGTTCCTTCCTCTACCACAAAATTCTACGAACGCTAAACGCGCATCCTCGTAGTCTTTTGCGAAGACTGTAAAGTAAGATAGCATTGTCTCACCCGCAGGTGCTACTCGGTCAATACTCTTACTGCCTTCACCCAAGTAAGGATTGGGTACGGTTACTGCAAATACTTTCATAAGCATAGTTGTGCGGTGTTATCCTCTTGCACTCTTGAGTTTGGTTGTTACTAAATCATCTATGTCGCTCATCGCTAATTCGATTTCATGGGGTTGCGACCCACCATCTTCTATCTCCATCATACATAGGTCAAAGAAGTCATGCACCTCATCCGTAAGATCTGGGTGCTTGGCCACGATGTCCTTGCAGTATGTAATAAAGTTATCTATCATCCTGTCATCCATTTTAAACTGTGTAAATAGTTTCCGTTACGCCTGTCTTGTAGTCATAAAACATGGCGGCACCTCCATCATTCCCTTCATCATCGCACTGCAATATCAATTGCGTGTCGTCTTGGAATATCAATACGAGTGGGTTCTTGTACCACATTAAATCGTTCATCTCTGAATCTTCCAATCTTCTTACCGCTTTTACGGTCTTGTTCTCCAGCATTTCGCCGAATTTTTTTATGTGTTTCTTATCCATATCTCATGTGTATAAGGTTACTAATCCGTTAATCATTTCCAAATGTGTCTCGCAAATTGAGACTAAATACTTACTCAACTCTATCGTTTATAATTTTATCAATACTATCTCGTAACTCTTTAGAGAGCAGTTCGGTAGGCAAGTACACAAGGTTACCCTCGTGGTCATACATACTCACCTCCAGATCTTCCACCTCATGTTCGGTGTAAGGTGGCGTGTCGTATGTACCTTCATCTCGGTACACAGCAACAGTGGCCACCACGTTCAACGTGTTGTCTTTGTATTCTAATTCAAATTCCATTACGCTATATCTTTAAGGTCATCACCCTCGTAGCCACACTCAAGGCTTGTCCATAATTCCATGACCTCATCGACTGCATCGAGTTGGTATGCACTACAATTCATACACTCTGCGTTGAAGTTTATCTTCGTGTTTTGTGTGCCACATCCTACGCAGTCATACGTTCCTTGCAGTGGTGCTTCAGTGTCGTATGCTATGTCATCTAACTCATCGGTAGTAGTTACACCAAAGGATGCGTTCCAAGAATCCACATCGGCCTTGTCATCATCCCAATCGTAGGTGTACTGGCTCGATCCTGTGACGGCTGTGCTTCCGTAGTATCGTACGGCACGTGAATGGCTGTCGTTACTGAACCAATTGTCACCAATCCATGAGCCTGCACCCTCATTGAATATGCGGTACAACCCCTCGTTGTCCATGAACACCACCTTACTTGAGCCACCCAAGTATGTGAAGATTGCATCCTCGATAAAGGGGTTGTCGAGCATCTCAATATCTACGTTGGGTATGGTGCCCACAAGTTCTGCGAACTCGGCAGTGTCACTCTTGTCCTTAGTTCCGAACCCCGAAATAACACCGTTGTGTATGAGTCCAAGTGTAGGTGTCACAGCGAATGGGTGTAGGTACTCGTCACTCATACCGTGTGTAGCGATACGGAAGTGCAAGAGCATGGGCTTGTCACCCACATCGGAAGTCTTGAGTTCGCGGTAACGCTCAAGGAATTTGTCAAACGAGTTGCCCCCCTTGTTAGGGAACTTCTCGATACACAACAAGCCATCCATGATGTAGAGCATACCGGCCCCATCATCGTTGTTGTTCCAACAGTTCTTTAGTTTTTTCTTAGGTAACATCTTACCATCATTCATAATTGCAATACACATAAGCATAGTTGTGCGGTTATATCCCATCGCACTCTTCGGTTTCGGTTATATAATTATTTTTGTTCTTCAAGAAGTTTATCCATCGCCTCCAAAGTAGGTTGCGCATCAGTCACGTAGTTCATACCGAACTTGTCTCGCAGTCTATCCACCGCCTCACTTGAGTACGACACGATAGTACGTGGGTCTACCTTGCGGTTCTTCAATCTACGCACAGCACTCTTGTAGAATACACCTACACCATCAGCACTAAAATTGAATGAACCGTACAAGTCATCGGCAAACTGAGCGTATAGGCTCACTACCTTCAGCACTTGGTCATTCGAGTACACCTTACGCAAGTGAATACCCAATGCACTCTTAGGATTGAGCATCATAGTAATCAATTGCAACGGCTTGATGTTCTCGTTAGCACACATAATACGCATCAGATCCCTACGCCATAGCAGGTTGGTCACGTTCTTGAACGCAGGTGGTAAGCGGAACTCAATGTATCTACTTTGAATGTTGACCGCTGAATACTTGCCGGCACGCTTGTAGTTGTCCGGCTTACGTTGTATTTGCGAGTAGTGGTTAGTAATCCGGTGTCTCCATATAGTTAGAAACAACGGCACGAATGCTTGAATCGAATCGAAAAATTCCTCACCCGATATACCGCGCTTACCTACATTGATGTGTCCACCACAATTACTGCCGTAGTCAGCGTTGATATGGTCACGAAGTATTCGGCCCTCCAAAGCACTGTCTAACAGCGGGTCATTCAAGTCATAGATTGGACTGACTAATTCAAAGCCGGTCTCATCGCATAGGCTACTATCCGACTCGCGGCACCACCCTGTCTCATCCACAGCATCCAAGTCCCACGTATCTAACGGGTCATCATCTTCCTTCTCGACCTCGAAGCCGATTGTGTACACAGTGTCACGTGAAGTGAAGTCCCTGCGAAACCCACTATGGTATTCATGCAGTTGGCGGTCATTCTCCTCTTGAAGTCGGTACTCCTCATTGCGCTCACTCCAAAAGATATTCGAACCACAATCATCAATGTGGTACGTGCCCCCATCTTCCTCGCAGTACAGCGTGTCATCTGTCCAACACCACCCGCCTTCGTACATACTGTACGACCCATCTATGTAGGAAACACTGCACTCATTGTCGTAGTCTGGCCACCATATCTTGTCACCACACACAAGTGTTTTTACATCTGACACGTACTCGTCATTAAGTATGGTGACTCTATTGAAACCCCCATCGTGGTGCAACATAGGTCTATCACACATCGCTTCTCGAGCAAACTCTCCCTCGTACTCGCTCGGTGCTGTAAGCATTAAGCAGTCATCTAAATTCTCGACTTCGCCGTTAAAACAAACGACTTGTCCATCTTTCAATTCATCCATAGGCATATGTTTATGTGCATCATTAGCCCTGCACATTTAGGCTTAGGGGACTGCATGGGACTCGAACCCATAGTACACCCAAACACCACGTTATAAACCAAAACCAAAAGACTTGGTGCTTGTGTAGCAGTCCGTTTATAGTGTGGTCTCCACTACCAAATCATCCCTACAAACATAGGGTAACTATCTGACAATCAGCGTTAAAGAAATGTTAAAACTCATTCTCAACCTTCGGTTCAACGTATGAGCGATCGGATAATACCTACGTCTACCGTACCGTACTTGTCATGTACCTTACATAGGTACGCCCAAGCCTCGCGTATTTCCTTCTCGCTCCCTCTCCTTCTGCCGGTGTGTATAGCAACAGCCCGGCTCAGTCTTTGTAACTCATTCATGCTCATTCACATTTGTTTAGGGGACTACGAGTGTCTCGCTCACTCAGTGCAACAGGGGCATAGGTATCCCCTTTGCAGGTAGTCCGTTGTAGGTGTGGTCACCACCATCCAAAAAGTACAGTTCTATTTCCGCTTTGCCCTACGGGTTTCACGTTGGGCTTGTGCCCTGTATACCTTGCGGTCAATCCGGTCAGCGTACATGTTTTCAAGTGCATCGGCTTTCATCTTACCCCGAACCTTGCGCTTACTTGCACTTGCAGTCTTACCGCCCAGAGTCGGTGCGCTCACCACTCGGACTACGTACTCATAGCCCTTGTGGTTGCGTTGTGTTGCGAAATTCCCCATTACACATTTGTGTTTTGAGGGGCAACAAACATATCGAAGTTGCCTTGCACAAGTAAGCGGAACTGCGGGTCACGGACACTCTTGTAGGCACCAGCCAGTAGGTCTGTGTAGAAGCCGAACGATGCGAAGGCTTCGGTGTTGATGAAATCTTCGAACAGGTTTTCGATGAAGTCACGCCCCATTGTGCTTTCGAGGGCTTGCAATTGTGTGGTTGTGTTGGGTGTTGTGTTGTCCATAAGGCAATCGTTTTTAGTTTTCGGTTATCGTTTCAACACCACAAACAACCAACAAGATTTTTTAATAATATCACAACAAAATGTTAAAATCCCTGCGCATTATGCCCACCAATTTTCCTGCGTACATACAGGATCAGGCGTCGCGCGATGCTGCTTCACGCGTAAGGGAAGGGTCGAGTCAGTCCATCCCGTGATGAGCAAGTCCATGACTTGCGAAGGCGTGTGTGTATGTATGTGTACGCGCGTCACTCGCGCGCATAGCACGAAGGAATGGTTCACATTTGAGATTTCGCATTCTAAGGGGGTGTGGTGCTTCTCGAATGGAGTCCGAGGTATGGGAGGTAGGGGATTGCCGAGATAGTATAGAGATATCCCCCTACCACTACGTAGTAGGGGGTATATCTATAGAAAATAATTGACAAATCCAAATGAAAAAACACGCTTTAACAAAACTTTAACAGCACGTTTTAACAAGGCTTTAACAGAAAATTTTTGTATTCATGTGTGTAGGCGTATGTGTGCGCAGGCAGGGGCGCAGGCGTGCCCGAGCGCAGGCGTGCAGGCGCGAGTGTGTATGTATGTACAGGTGCGCGTGTGTGTGCGTATGTGTGTGCGCGCGTGCATGGGTTGATTCTTCCCACCCTTTTATATATCAACCCCCTACCGAGCGTGTACATGTGAGCGCATACAGGATCTGGCGTGCGCATAATGCACACGTAAGATAGAAACACACTTTAACAAGGCGTTAACACTTTACAGCGAAATAACCCCCTATGTTTGCGGTGTAACCAAAACGAAATACGATGAAAAATTACAACGACAGAACGATTGAACTACTACGTAGGGACATGGAAGCCTTCGACAAGCAAGTGCGTGACTGCGTAGTGTACATGTACGACTCGATTGTGAACCACGAAGTGAATGCAATTACTAAAGACTACCTACCGGTAGTTAAACTGATTGAAATTGTCAATGAAGTTGCCGATGCGCTCGACCTTGTGCATGATGTGTGCAAGGTGACCCATGAGCACCTGTGTCACATGAGCCTAGTGTACTCGTACTGCGACTTTGCACATGGCCATGATACACGAATGGAAGTTGTTTGTGAACTGATTGGAACAATACTCACTGATGAGGTAGAAATGTCCACTCGTTCGATTTACAGCCCTACATTCGAAGTTCTCGATGAAGGCTCACACTTGCAGGTGTACACAGAACACATGGACTGAGCCTACATGATGCACACACGAAGCCCCGCCATTGAGCGGGGTTTTTTTTTGCCCCAATCGAAAAACAACCGTTGCGCGGGGGCATTATGCGCGAGGGGATCAGGCGCGCTCAGACCTGCGCGAGCGTGCATATATACGGGCCTATGCGTTACACATATACGCGAGGCTATTTTAAGCCGTTCTAAGGGCTTTTCTCCTCTTGGGTGGTGTGTTGGTATTGTTGGCGGTAATGGATTCGCTAGGCGTTCTCTTGGGGTGGTCAGTGTGCCTCCAATGGTGGGGCGTGGGGTTGTGGTTTCCTTGTGGGGTTGTGTATGGGCGTGATTTGTTCCCCCCCTCATATGTACGGGGGGCGGGTGGGGGCTGTACGGGTCACCCATGGGGGCGTGTGTGTACTACGTGTGTGCACATAGGCGTGCCGGTGTACGTACGTGCTCGCGTAGGTGCGCTCGTGCTCGTGCACAAACGCCCAAACCTGTGCGCGTGTTCGCTTGTATGCATGCCCCCCCGTTCGTGCGGATGCGTTCGGGTGCGCGCGCGCTGGCGTCCATATAATATATTATCCCCACCAGAAACATTTCTCAGCAATTTTTACGGATCAGGAGTAATGGCCCGTGTTGTTTCAACTGATGTGCCGAATCGATACCCCCATAACAAAACACCCCCCGATAAACGGAGGGTATTTCTTGTCGCTGTAATACGCGAAGCATGCGAAAAATTTGAGCAAATTAGGGGCCCTTTGAAACTTTCTACTGTCTTGTTGTGTTCTGAGTTTCTTCTTTAGTCGTTTTGAATCCACTTACGCTGTTGCTGTGGATTAATAACTTTGTGACCCATAAGTCGTAAGACGGTGGAAAGGTACAAGAAAAAAATGATAAAGTCAATAGTAGTAAATACCCAATCAGTACATAATTTTAAATCCTACGTGTAAGTAGTTTAACTCTCTGTTGATTTGTAGTATGCTTGCTGATGCGTAAAGACGCTTATACAAACGAAGGTCTGCACCAACACGACCAATGATTAGACCCGGATCAAGATTCAGTTTATAAGCAGGCCCACCATATATTATTAATTGATGGATAACATACTCATACTGTAAGAAAGAATAGGTTGCTCCGTGATGACCTTGGCCCATTGCTAGAACACCAATAAACATATTATCATATCCTAACTCCGCAACAACTCCCGTAGCGTGAAGACAAGCAACATAACCAAGTCCTACAGACTTAGGAGCATTGTGTTTAATATGTTTAATCTTATGATAAGGACTGCACTCTTGACCCTTACCCAAGGTCGTCAGCAATATCAGTATCAATAGAATCTTTATCTTCATTAAGCAAAGTCCTCGTATGTAATCCAAACATCTTTGCCGTCAAGCAGTTCGTTGGCTACCTTGGGATACATGTGTTGGTATGCATATGTGCTTTTGCCTATGAAGCCTTTCATGTCTGATGAGTTACCTACTAACAAGCAACCCGCTGTATGCTCATCTGTGTTTCCAATATGTATTAGGATGTATTCAAATCCTGGTACGTCGCGTACCCATAACATACCCTTATGCATATTAGGGAACTTGTCTGAGTATCTACTATGGTGACCACCTACGGTACGCAGGGTAATACGATATGTACCTGCTGGGATCCTGGTTTCACCCATAACCTTCTCGTCACGATGTTCGTCTTCTAATGTAAAGCAGAGGAACTCTCTACCTTCTTTGCTCTCTAGGTACAGTGCTCCAAGAGTGAAGTCGTCTTGGCTGTACATTCTTATTACACGTAGTTCCATAAGGGTAAAGATAGTATATTTGTAATATGAAATATAGAACAGGAGACCCCAAGAAAAAGAAGAAGGCCAAGGTGCGTGGTGTCGATGTAGACAAACTACCAGAGGGACGCATCAAGGAGTACGATACACCTTTCCCCTTCCGTAAACGCAAGAAGAAATGAAACTAAAGAAGACAAACAAGAGCGTTAAGGTAAAAGCACCAGAGGGATACCACTGGATGACAGAGGGTGGACGCCACTTTCTAATGAAGGGCGACTATAAGCCACACAAGGGAGCATCACCAGAGGCGCCATTCAGACTGGTAACCCACGATAAAGGGAAGAGCAGTCCTGCTATGGATGCTGCTCGGAAGGCGAAGAAAGGTTAAACGGTTCTTCACCCCTCATCTTTCTATATAGGCGGGCCACATTGAGCCTGCCTTTTTGTGTCAAGGCATACCGTACCCTGTAATTCATCTTGGTTTCATCTCTAAAGAAATGGTCTTCCATATTTTGGCTCGGTGTGAGTTTATCGAAGTGCTTGTATATCCATCCCTTCTTCATTAATGGATACACGTATCTATCCGCTAACTTCTTATGGCTTCTATTCATAGTCTCTGAAACATAGGATATCGTCCAAAACTCCAGGTCATAGATAAAGAAAAGTAAATCCACCTCAGCCTTTCCCAGATCCATGTTATCCTTCGCATCCCTGTAAAGGAAATGTAGGTTCTTCATACCGTTCTCCTGGATATACTTCTTGTCTATCTTCGAGAACTCTCTAAACTTCTTCTTTCGGCTTACAGTACTTTTGGGCATATCAGTATCTTTGTTAGGTAAAAGTAATACTATGGCATCACTTAGTGGAAATAAAATAAAGGATACGTTTGACAAGTTACTCAAACTTGAGTCAGCGCAACTCTCAGCATCAGAACAAGTAGTAGAAGACGGGGCTGGAAACAACAGTGCGCTCAAACTTTCTACCGACACACTCGAGACTACGGGTGAATTAAAGATATCTGGAACACCCTCTACCTCTACCAGCATTACCAAGGCGCTTATGCTTAGTACATCTGGAGTAGTAGTTACCCGTGACCTCAACACAAACCCAATTGGAACCGCATCTATTACAGCGAATACTCCTCTGTCAGCAACAGGGAGCACGGTTGAACTACAAGATGCAGGAAACTTAGGGCAGATTACATCTCCCGCTAATGCAGACAAATACTTAATCTGGGATGAAACTGCTAGTGCCTATAAATACATAGAGCAAGTAGACCTAGTGAACTCAGTCTCTACTCAAGTAGTTGGCCAGGGTCTTGAAACTTTATATGCAAGACCACAGAGTAGTAACGCTGTACCCACAGTCCTCAACGCTGTGCAGTTCGCAGAAATATTTGGAGACTCTAGTGCTACAGGATCAGTAACAGCAGCAACATCATCTGTAATTTTTGGTTCAGCCAATACTTACATGAGTATTCCAGAAACAGGTATTTCTGACCCTAGAGATAATATCTTAATCAACGAGAAGCAAGGATTCTTTCAGTTGACCGCATCTATAGAGGTTACCTCTACAGCAAACACAGATGTTACTTTCGATATCTATGACTATAGCGCTAGTTTAAAACTCGCAGAAACCTTCAGAACTGTAAAGAACGGTGAGACTTATCACTTGGAGTTCAACGTATTATGGTACAGCGACGGACTAGCAGGATACAAGATTCAACTCAGAGGGTTTGCAGGAAGCAGCGGGGTGGTATACAGCGCTGACAACTCACATCTTGAAGTAAGATTCCTGGGAACAAACACATCTTTCTAATGAACTATAAGCAGAGATACGAGGCATTCCAACTCATAAGGCTTAAACTAGGGGAGATAGAAGAGATAATGGAAGTATATGGAGGAAAGACGCAGTACCTGTCTATGTATTGCTTTGGAATCTTTGTACCAGAGTCAGATCAGGAAGAGGAGAAGTACGAGATGATGACAGGGATGCATATGGCTGCACCAGACGAATACGATTTAATGATAGAAACTGTAGACGAAGTTTTTGAAACACACATCAACGATGAAGAGGATGAGGGTGATTCAAGTAAAATAGACTACTGGCTAAATAAATAGAATGGAACTTATTAGAAAAATCATCATCGGGACTAACCCGAAAGATGCTATGGCTTATTATGTGGGCCAAAGAGCAGGCGATTCAGTTATTGATTCAATCATACAGGACGAAAGATGTTTTGTTAAATACGGAATAAGGCGTTACCTTGTGTACATCTACAACAAAGACGAGGGAACGATGCTTTGGAAGACCGTAGATAACATGCCTGTATTAATTGAACATGACTGCGAATTCTTATGATTGTAATTGACAACTTTATCAAAGACCCTTCCTTTATCAAACAACTAGAGGATAACAAAGACTACCTCTTTGGAGATAACGGATCTTATCACTGGTGGAACGGATGGTGGAACTCATCAGACGATACTATCAAAAAACAACTAATCTCGTATATCTGGAGAGACTATCCACTATACCCTTCAGTAAACCTAGACGGCTTTGAGTATTGGACAGGCCAGTTCGGGGAAGGCATGCCTAATGCAAGTCTTGGTATGCACCTGGATAAAGATGAGGCACTCTGGAAAAGCACTGGGGAGATATCATCTCCGATTGTAGGTACTGTATTCTACCCTGTAGAGATGGATATCGACGGAGGATACCTTGAAGTGTTTTCTAATGGCCCAGAGAAACAGCCGGAGCGCATACGTGCAAAACACAATAGGCTAATCATATTTGATGCAGGAGGAACACACCACAGAGTTACAGAGGTAACACGAGGTACCAGATCTGCTATTGCAATCAACCTTTGGGACAAGAAACCAACAGGAGAACTCAAGGAGGAATGAGATCCCTCTATCACTTTTTAGTACGTGTACCTAAAGTAACCAAGGACACCATGGAGGTCAACGGTGAAGAAATGTATCTCGACACCAAGTTTGACGAGTTCAAACACAGAACCATGGAAGGCGAGGTGGTTGCTCTACCAGCCAAGTTTGATACCAATGTTAAGGTAGGAGACACTATGTATTTCCATCACCACGTTGTGCTTGGTGGTAACCACATGATGATGAACGAGGAAACAGTTCAGTTAGAAGAAACTAAGAAGCGTGGTCAATTCATAGACCCAGACGACGACGTATACGTTGTACACTATGGAGGTAACTTAGATCCTATATCCTGTCAAGCCTACGCGTATAAATGCCAGGACACAGGAGAGATAGAGTTGATTAGTGACTGGATATTCATTACTCCAGAACCAGAGGAAGAGCAAGAGGAAACGATAAAGAGTGACATCATCGAACTCATACCCAAGGCTAACCCGCCAAAAGAAAAGAAAGGTTACATCAGATGGTCTTCACCTAAGTTGAAGGAACTAGAATTAAACCCTGGAGACAAGGTGCTGATCAGGAAGAACTCGTCCTATGAGATGGAGGTGAATGGAGAGAAGTTATGGAGAACCTATTTACAATCAATTCATGGCAAGATCAAAGAAGTATAACAACATAGATACCGCTGTAAACCTAATGCAGGCGATGCAGATTGCAATAGAGAATATGATACAGGAAATACAAAAGCCTGTAGACCAGGAACTTAGTGGCTCCCAAAGAAAAGCCGAGTTGCAATCTATAAAACAAACAGCGGTAGATGCTAAAGAACTTATTGTTGAAAGAGAAAGACTCGAACAACTTATCAGAGGTCTTAAGAAAGACGGAGAAATTAAAGAGGAAAGAGATTACTCGGGAGGATTCGCAGAGCAATACTCAAAGTAATCAAGTCTTCATATACTGGGATTACTAAATGGCAGGACTCGTAGAGATAGAAGGTGATACCGTAGTCAACATATGTCCTGACAAAACCCAGGGAAAAGTCAGGCTATGCTTTGACTTACCCATACAGTTACCAAAGCGGCCTCGCAAAAAGGACATACTATTTCACGACAAGCCAAAGGAAGAACAGCACTGGCAACGCACACCATTACCAGACGAACTCAAAAGAGTAAAGTCTATGGAAGAGTGGATGTCTATGCCGGAGTCGTTTAGAAACAAACACACCCCCTACATTAGTGAAGAATACAAGAGACGCAGAAATGGAGTATGGTTTTACAACAACGGGGTACCTACCTATATTACCGGAAACCACTACTTTTTCTTACAGTGGTGTAAGATTGATATCGGATACCCATCCTACCTTGATTTTCAAAGAGAACTATTCGTACACCTTGACGCTTGCGTAGCAGACCCGAGATGTGTTGGACAGGTATATGTAAAGTGTCGTAGATCTGGATACACAAACATGTCGGCATCAGTGCTTGTAAACGAAGGAACACAGGTTAAAGAGAAACTACTGGGCATCATGTCTAAGACAGGTACCGATGCACAGGAAAATATATTCATGAAGAAGGTGGTGCCTATATATAAGTCATTGCCTTTTTTCTTTAAACCTATTCAAGATGGTACTACCAATCCCAGAATGGAACTCGCCTTTCGTGAGCCATCAAAAAGAATTACCAAAAAGAACAAAACCTCATCAAGAGGTGAGGCTCTTAATACAATTATTAACTGGAAGAACACAACCAACAATGCCTATGATGGTGAGAAACTACACATCTTGTATTTGGATGAGGCTGGTAAGTGGGAAAAAGGTAATGATATACGAGAAGCATGGCGAATACAAAGAACTTGTTTGCTTGTAGGTAGAAAGATTGTAGGTAAAGCATTGGTAGGAAGCACTGTTAATCCCCTAGACAGAGGAGGTCGGCAGTATAGAGAACTGTACTACGCAAGTAATGTAAATGACAGAAATGAAAACGGTAGAACAAAGAGTGGTTTGTATGGGTGTTTTATACCAGCATACGATGCCTTGGAAGGTTTCTTCGACAAACATGGCATGCCAGTCGTTGAGGATTTAGAAAAAAATATTATAGGACTAGAGGGTGAGTATATAAGCCTAGGTTCAAAGACTTACTTAAAGAATGAAAGAAAAGGTTTATCTGGAGACTCTTACGAACTAAACGAGGTTATACGCCAGTTCCCTTTTACAGAAGCCGAAGCGTTTAGAGATAGTGCAAAGGCATCTCTGTTTAACGTACAAAAGATATACGAACAGGTAGAGTACAACGAGGATTTGTTCCCGAACCCTGTGGTTGTAGGAAACTTTGTTTGGGCGCTAGGGCAGAAGGATACAGAGGTAGTGTTTAGTCCTGATCCTAACGGAAGATGGAGGGTAGCATGGATGCCACCTGTAGAGTTAAGGAATAAAAAGAAACCAGAGAACGCCTGGTTAGGATGTGCTGGAGTAGATAGTTATGATATAGATGCAACAGTGGATGGGAGAGGATCTAAAGGTGCTTGTCATTTCTTTAACAAATTCAACCTTGAGTACCCATCGAATATGTTTGTAGCAGAGTACGCTTCAAGACCACCATTAGCAAAGATTTTTTATGAAGACATATTAATGGCATCCAAGTTTTATGGGTACCCTGTTTTGATTGAGAATAACAAATACGGAATCGCAAGACACTTTGAATCAAGAGGTTATGACCACTTCTTGCTAGACAGACCGGCTCACCTTACATCGAATTACGGCAGCAAAACAAAAACTAAAGGTATACCATCCAACTCACAAGACGTCATACAAGCGCACGCACAGGCTATAGAATCTTTTATACACGCGAACGTCGGTCTAAACGAGCAGACACTAGAGTACGGAAAGATGTACTTCGAGAGAACCCTAGAGGACTGGGTAAACTTTAAGATAGACGATCGTACAAAATATGACCTTTCTATATCAAGCGGACTAGCCCTTCTTGCGGCTCAAGGTCATAGGCCCGAAAAGCCAAAATCAGATTTCAATAGTAAGCAGTTCTTCCGTAAAGGTCAGATAATTATACGAAAATAATAAGAGGTATATTTGCAACAGTAGCAATCTAAAGTATGGACAACGAATACACAAATGGACAATCCTCATTTCCAGATCCTTTATCTGGTGTTGAGGAGAAGATGTCTAAGCAATATGGTCTGCAATATGCAAAGGCTATGTTTGCGCAATGGATTGGAAGTGACTATCAAAACTCATTGTATGGAAGACGCAACAGCGAAATGGAACGCTGTAGAGATTATGCGCAAGGAACACAAGACACATCTATCTATCGTCAGATATTAAACTCTCTCGACAACAACAATGGTGATGGAACATTGATGACGCTAGACTATACGCCAGTTCCTATTATACCTAAGTTTGTTAAGATTGTTGTAAACAAAATTCTTTCAAAAGAACCATACCCTCAGATTGAGGCCATTGACCCCCTTTCAAGAACAGAGAAGGATAAGAAGAAAAACGCTACCGTCTTGCGTATCGAGAATCGAGATATGATTGAGGAAGCGAAGTCACTAGGCCTGCGTGTTAAACAAGACCCTGGACAACTACCAGACACACCAGAAGAAACTGAGATATTCTTAGACACAAACATTAAGACGGACGCAGAAATCTCTGCTCAGATTGCTACTGAGATGACATTGAAGTGGAATGACTTTAATCAATCTATATACCGTCGCTGTGTTGAAGACCTAGCAACTCTTGGTATGGGTGTTGCTAAAAGAAGCAATGACCCCAACTATGGAATCAACGAGGAGTATGTTGACCCAAAGAAATTTATACACAACTATACAGACGACCCAACATTCTCTGACCTAACCTATGCTGGTCATTTTAAGTACATAACAATCATGGACTTAAAGCGCATTGCTGGTAACCAGTTTACAGAGCAAGAGTATGAGGAGATTGCTAAGACTGTAATGAACAAGTATGGGAACAACCCTACTCAGTTCTCTACAACAGGATCTGGTTACGACAGACCCGGTACAAGATATCGCCAAGGATATGATGAGTACAAGATAGAGGTAATGGACTTTGAGTTTATGTCTGTTGATGATATCATATACGAGAAGAAAGAGTCGGCATACGGAAACATAGGTTTCTATTTTAAAGGAAACGAATATAACGCACCTCAGCAATCTGTATACAACAGAGAAGCAATATACATGAAGAACGCTACGGTATATGGCGGTACTTACATTGTGGGTACAGAGAAGTTGTATAACTACGGGCCAAAGAAAAATATACCTAAGAACGTACATGATATTTCACGTGCTCGTTTATCATATAGTATTGTAGCAACTAACATCCGTGGGATGATACCTAAGTCAATGGTATCCTCTGTTATAGGGTTTGCTGACATGCTCCAGATTACACACTTGAAACTTCAGCAATCTATTGCTAAAGCAAAACCAGATGGACTCATCATTGATATTGAAGGGTTAGAGAACGTACAACTAGGACGCGGTGGTGAACTACAGCCATTAGAGATTCAAGACATCTACGAACAAACTGGTGTGTTCTATTACCGTAGCAAGAATCCAGAGGGAGGTTTTCAAAACCCACCCGTCAGAGAGATAGGTAATAATATTAGAAACATACAAGAACTTGTTTCTCTTTACAATCACTACCTACGAATGATAAGAGATGCCACTGGTATCAATGAGGTTATGGATGGAACCACTCCGAAAGGAGAAGCCTTAGTAGGTGTAAACCAAATGGCAGTGCAGGCTGGAAATAACGCTATATACGACATCACTAATGCCGCGATGGTTCTTTACCAAAAGGTGTGTGACGATATTGTTCGCTGTCTACAGGTAATACCACCAGATAGTATATTGTATAAAGTATATACAAATGCCGTGGGAGAAACCAATATGGCTGTGCTTAGTTCTTTTGATAACCTATCTATGTACAACTTCGGCGTGGTGGTTGTTACTGAGATGAACGAAATGGACAAGCAATACCTAGAACAAAACATACAGATTGCTCTTGGACAAAAAGAAATTGACCTTGAAGATGCGATTGCCATTCGTCAGATTAAAGACGTGGAACAAGCAGAGAGACTCTTGGTGGTTCGCAGAAAGAAAAGAATCAAACAACAACAAGAGATGATGGCGCAGCAGGCTCAGATTCAGTCTCAATCAAATCAGCAAGCCTCACAGGTAGCCGCTCAAATGGAGATGCAGAAAAAGCAACTCGAAGCCCAAATCGAAGCACAGCGGATTCAATTAGAGACGGAAGCCAAAGCGCAACTCATACAACTAGAGTATCAGTTCAAAATTCAAATCGAACAACTTAAAGGAGAGTATGGCGTAGTTGAGCAACAAGTGGAAAGCGGAGTTCGTATGCAGGCTGATGCTGAATCAGAAAATCGTAAAGATCAGAGAATAGATAAACAAGCGTTGGCTCAAAGTAAACTGATTGCTCAACGCCAAGGCGAACGCCCACCTCTTAGTGAGGATATAGTAACCAACCTAACAATATCATAAGATGTCTTGCTCCTGCTCAACAAGCCAATGTTCCTGTGGAGACCCCACAAACGTAAATTTGAATAACGCTGCACAAGTAAATATATGTGCCCGTCGCGGTGATACTTTTCAATTAGACGCCCAAGTAAAGGACTCTGATGGAACGGCATTAGACCTAACACTGTACACGTATAAAATGGAAGTCAGAGAGTATGATGACGGCCCATTAATTATACCTAGTACAGACATAACAATTAGCGGCACCAATGTTGGTGCTTTAACTATTTCTATTTCCGCTACAGATATGCAGGTAGAGCCCGGTACTTATGTGTACGGCCTGCAGGCTACACTGATTTCAGACTCTAGTGTAGACACATGGTTCTATGGAACCTTTGATGTAGTGCAGGATATAGTGCAATAACAAAACAAAACCAATGGCCTGTAAAATAGATGTCACTGTAGAAAACGGATCTGGACTTGTCTTTGACTTGACGATACCTCCTTGTACAACTATCCTTGTTACAAAGGGAGATGTCAAGCAACTTCCTGGTGCGAAGGGCGCTAAGGGTGACAAAGGTGACAAAGGTCAGAAAGGTGCTCAAGGTGAAAAAGGATCTGAGGGCGCTAAGGGTGTTGAAGGTGATAAGGGCGCTGAAGGTGCGAAGGGACAAAAGGGCGCTCAAGGAGAAAAGGGTGAAGAGGGTTCTAAAGGAGAAGAGGGTTCTAAAGGAGAAGAAGGAGCCAAAGGCCAGAAGGGTATAGATGGAGCCAAAGGCGAACAAGGAGAGAAGGGTCAAAAAGGTCTCGACGGAAATGGTGATAAAGGTGCCCAAGGAGATAAGGGTGCACAGGGAGATAAGGGTCAAAAGGGACAGACTGGTGACAAAGGTGAACAAGGAGAAAAGGGTGGCCAAGGTGACAAAGGTCAGAAAGGTATTGACGGCGACAAAGGTGAACAAGGAGACAAAGGCCAGAAAGGTATAGACGGAGACAAGGGTCAAAAGGGACAGACTGGTGACAAAGGTGAACAAGGGGATAAAGGTGAACAAGGAGATAAAGGTGAACAAGGAGACAAGGGTGAACAAGGAGATAAAGGTGAACAAGGAGATAAGGGTGAACAAGGAGACAAGGGTGAACAAGGCGATAAAGGCCAGAAGGGTGAACAAGGCGATAAAGGCCAGAAGGGTGAACAAGGAGACAAGGGTCAAAAAGGTCTTGATGGAAATGGAGACAAAGGTCAGAAAGGCGAGCAAGGAGACAAAGGTCAGAAAGGCGAGCAAGGAGACAAAGGAGAACAAGGTGACAAGGGTCAGAAAGGCGAGCAAGGAGACAAAGGAGAACAAGGTGACAAGGGTCAGAAGGGTATAGACGGAGACAAGGGTCAGAAGGGTATAGACGGAGACAAAGGTCAGAAGGGTACTGATGGCGACAAAGGTCAGAAGGGTATAGACGGAGACAAAGGTCAGAAGGGTATTGATGGCGACAAAGGTCAGAAGGGTACTGATGGCGACAAAGGAGCCCAGGGCGATAAAGGCGAACAAGGAGATAAAGGACAGAAAGGTACCGACGGAGATAAAGGTCAAAAAGGTATTGACGGTACCAAAGGTGCACAAGGAGATAAAGGAGATAAAGGACAGAAAGGCGATAAGGGCCAGAAAGGAACAACGGGAGATAAAGGTGCGCAAGGAGCATCAGGTGAAGAAGGAGACAAGGGAGATAAAGGTGACAAAGGAAATAAAGGTACACAGGGTGGTGGTGGTGCTGCCGGAGCGCAAACCGACCTATACTACAAGGCAGCAGTATTCACTAACGGTGGCAACAATCCTGTATCGCCTTCTTCAATTACCTCTGGTACATTATACATAGAGACACATCAAATAACTGGTGGTGGTACAATGAACCTAGCCAACGATGGAGTTCACAATTTAGGTTTCTCTTCCGATGCCTACTTAGCGTACACAGGCGTTTTGTCGTCTCTTACTACAAACGCTGTCAACATGTACTTGAACTCTGTGGCTAACCGCTGGTCTGACTATGCTATAGATGATCCAATCATATACCTAAAGTTTAAGAACCTTTCACAAGACGCTTCTTTTACTGCTGTTGTAGTAAAGGATAATTCGAGTTTCACCAATAGTAATTCATTCACAAATGGTGAAGGTTTTGGTGAGTTTTTAAACAATAACACAACCATCACAAGTGGCGATAACTTCTACATAATAGATCAAGACGGTGATATTGACGATGACGATATTATCCAACTGTACTCTGTTGAAATTTCCGGAAGAAGTCTCAAGGGTGACCAAGGTGACAAGGGTCAAAAGGGACAGACTGGTGACAAGGGTCAGAAGGGTATAGACGGAACCAAGGGTGCGCAAGGAGACAAGGGTCAGAAGGGACAGACTGGTGACAAGGGTCAGAAGGGCCAGACAGGTACTTCTGGACAAGAAGGTGATAAGGGTGCACAGGGAGATAAAGGTGAAAAAGGTCAGAAAGGTATAGACGGAACCAAAGGCGCTCAAGGAGATAAAGGACAAAAAGGTGCTACAGGTACTTCTGGGCAAGAAGGAGATAAAGGTGCACAAGGAGATAAAGGCGCTCAAGGAGATAAAGGTGCGCAAGGAGACAAGGGCCAAAAAGGACAGACTGGAGACAAAGGCCAGAAAGGTATCGATGGTACTAAAGGTGCTCAAGGTGATAAGGGAGAAAAGGGACAGAAGGGTATCGATGGTACTAAAGGTGCACAAGGTGAGAAGGGCGCGACAGGTACTTCTGGGCAAGAAGGAGATAAAGGTGCACAAGGAGATAAAGGACAAAAAGGTGTCGATGGAACCAAGGGCGCTCAAGGGGATAAAGGACAGAAAGGTGCTACAGGAACATCGGGTCAACAAGGTGACAAAGGTGCTACAGGAGATAAAGGTGCGCAAGGAGATAAAGGCCAAAAAGGACAGAAGGGTCAGAAGGGTGAAATAGGTGAGAAAGGAGACCAAGGCGCTGAAGGAAAAGGTGGTGCAAAAGGTATCGCCGGAGATAAAGGACAAAAAGGACAGCAAGGCGATAAAGGTCAGAAAGGTGCAACAGGTACTTCTGGACAGCAAGGCGACAAAGGCGCAACAGGCGATAAGGGACAGACTGGTGAAAAAGGTCAGAAGGGTATCGATGGTACTAAAGGCGCACAGGGAGCAAAAGGTGCAACAGGAACTTCTGGACAACAAGGCGATAAGGGGGCTCAAGGAGATAAAGGCCAAAAAGGTCAGAAAGGTGAACAGGGTACTGCTGGTACTGATGGTGACAAAGGACAGAAGGGCGCCACAGGAACCTCTGGACAGCAAGGTGACAAAGGTGCACAAGGTGCTAAAGGAGACCAAGGTGAACAAGGAACCAAAGGAGAAAAAGGAACAGCGGGCGATAAGGGACAAAAAGGTATAGATGGAACTAAAGGTGCTCAAGGAACTAAAGGAGAAAAAGGCACTGCTGGTGACAAAGGACAGACTGGAGATAAAGGGCAGAAAGGTGCAACAGGTACTTCTGGACAGCAAGGCGACAAAGGTGGACAGGGCGACAAGGGTGAGAAAGGTCAGAAAGGTATAGATGGAACCAAGGGTGCCCAAGGAGAGAAAGGCCAGAAGGGTATAGATGGAACCAAAGGTGTTGCTGGAGACAAAGGTGAGAAGGGTCAAAAAGGTATAGACGGTACCAAGGGTGCTCAAGGAACCAAAGGTCAAAAAGGTGCAACAGGTACCTCTGGTCAACAAGGAGACAAAGGTGCACAAGGAGATAAAGGACAAAAAGGACAAAAGGGTATAGACGGTACCAAGGGTGCTCAAGGAGACAAAGGTCAGAAAGGTGCACAGGGTACTGCTGGTACTGATGGTGACAAAGGACAGAAGGGTATCGATGGCACTAAAGGCGCACAAGGAGATAAAGGTGCACAGGGAGCAAAAGGTGCAACAGGAACTTCTGGACAGCAAGGTGACAAAGGTGCACAAGGTGATAAGGGTCAGAAAGGCGCACAGGGTACTGCTGGTACCGATGGAGACAAAGGTGCACAGGGAGCAAAAGGTGCAACAGGTACCTCTGGTCAACAAGGAGATAAAGGTGCTCAAGGTGATCAAGGTGATAAGGGTCAGAAGGGGGCGCAAGGCACAGCGGGTACCGATGGTTCCGATGGTGCTAAGGGTGCACAGGGCCAGAAGGGGGCACAAGGTGGTGCTGGTACCGATGGTGCTAAAGGACAAAAAGGTGCTCAAGGTGGCGCTGGTACTGATGGTGATAAAGGTGCTCAAGGAGACAAGGGGCAGAAAGGTGCAACAGGAACTTCTGGTCAACAAGGAGATAAAGGTGCACAAGGCGATAAGGGACAGAAGGGTGCACAGGGTACTGCTGGTTCCGATGGGGCTGATGGTGCTAAAGGACAGAAAGGTCTTGCTGGTTCAGATGGTTCTGATGGTAGCAAGGGTCAGAAGGGTGCACAAGGTAATGCAGGTAACTCTGGTACCGCTGGTGATAAAGGTGCTCAAGGCGCTAAGGGTGCGCAAGGAGATAAAGGACAGAAGGGTGCTCAAGGTACCGCGGGTTCTGATGGTTCTGATGGAGCAAAAGGAGCGCAAGGACAAAAGGGTGCTCAAGGTGGCGCTGGTACAGATGGTTCCAAAGGACAAAAAGGTGCTACAGGTACTTCTGGTGCAGGTGGCGACAAAGGACAGAAAGGCGCACAAGGTGGTGCTGGCTCTGATGGTTCTGACGGGGCTAAGGGTCAGAAAGGTGCTCAAGGTGGTGCAGGTTCGGATGGTTCAAAAGGTGCACAAGGACAAAAAGGTGCACAGGGTGGTGCCGGAACAGACGGAGATAAAGGACAGAAAGGTGCACAAGGAACAGCGGGATCGGATGGTTCAGATGGTTCTAAGGGACAGAAAGGTGCACAAGGTAATCCAGGTACTTCTGGTGCAGGCGGTGACAAAGGACAAAAGGGACAAAAAGGTGCACAAGGCACGGCTGGTTCTGATGGTTCGGATGGGGCCAAGGGTGCTCAAGGTGGTGCTGGTACAGACGGTGATAAAGGGCAGAAAGGTGCACAGGGTACTGCGGGCTCCGATGGCTCTGATGGTGCTAAAGGTGCACAGGGTACTGCTGGTTCTGATGGCTCGGATGGTTCGAAAGGACAAAAGGGTGCGCAGGGTAATCCAGGTTCTTCTGGTACTGGCGGTGACAAAGGACAAAAGGGACAAAAAGGTGCGCAAGGTACTGCTGGTTCAGACGGTTCAGATGGATCTAAAGGTGCTCAAGGTACCGCGGGTTCTGATGGCTCTGATGGATCTAAGGGACAGAAAGGTGCATTAGGCCCAGTAGGGGGTTCTAATACACAGGTCTTATACAACAACAGTGGTAGTGCTGCAGGTAGTGCAGACATGGTGTTTAATAACAGTACAGGTTTGCTAACAGTAGAAAGACTGTCAGTTGGATTGTCAGCAACTACGCCGAGTACTGATGGTGTCATTCACGCAGAAAACGATGTAGTCGCATTTGCTACTTCAGATAAAAGGTTTAAAGAAAATGTCAAGCCTATTGAGTCGGCTCTCGATAAACTCCATAAAATTAATGGTGTAAGATTTGACTGGATAGAGAATGAAGAGTTGCATCCAAACAGCGGACATGATGTAGGTGTTATTGCACAGGAACTTTTAGAAGTATTACCAGAGGTTGTGACCCAAAGAAGCAACGGGTACTACGCTGTTAAATACGAAAAGATTATTGCGCTGTTGATTGAAGCCATAAAAGAGATAGATAATAATCGCCCTAAATAAACAAGCATGGCCCTAGGAACAACCAACATTTCTATTAGAGATATCTACACAGAGATGGGGAAGGCTGATAGCGCTAATCAGTCATTAGCCGAATTACGCTTTGGGGTAAACGATATTTACAATCAGTCTTTTGCTACTACCGATACTGCGACGAACATAAAAATTGACCCGTTCAAGAGTTATGATAGTTTGGGTATGAAGTTTAGGTATCATCCTCCAAACGAGTATGAAACCTATAGAGATACTTCTACAACTCTTCTTGGGCCAGGACTATCTTTAAATAATAATGGAACAAGCACGGGTGACAATACAGGCGTGTTGTCTTTCGATGGGTCAAATGATTTCTCATACTTTGACGGCGTAGGTAGTGGAACAGCATATAAACAAAATCCAAGCGGGTACGCAACGATTTGCTTTTGGATAAAAGTAGAATCACTCCCTTCTAACAATACAAACTTTCTTACAACAGATGCCACGGGTCAAGGGAACAACAGTCCCTACAAAGGATTCCACTTTAACTTAAGACCCGATGGACAGATTCGTCCGGTGCGCGGTGATGGTACGGGTTCGGGTTCGGGAGATCGCCGTAGTTTTGGTACATCCTGGACATTGCAAACAGGAAGATGGCAGTTGTGTGCGTTTATATTATCTAACAGCGTCAACTCAGCGAGCAGTTCAACAAACTGGGCTTATACTTTTTACAACGGAGGACAAGCAAGCGGAATGACTTTCTTAAGCGGATCAGGAGGAGCAATGTCATTCGATAGCGGAAGCGGTTCTGTTGATGCGTTGTATTTGTCTATGGGTCAAAACTCAAGATATTTCAATGGACAGATTGGTCACATGTGGGTTTTTGATGAAGCCCTATCTGAGGAAGACATTACCACTCTTAATGAATCCACTTTATCATATTACTGATGACACGAGACGAGTTTATTTCTGGTACAGTATTCAAGTTCGAAGAGGGCGATACCGATTCCTATCACTACGACGGTCATGGGCTCGTGGGTGATGTTCCTTATGTATTGGTTTCAACTGGAGATGAGGCGATTACCATTCAAATAAAGGAAGAGGAACAAAACATTTTATACTCTACATTAGACAAGGTGGGTTAGATGTTGTATCTTGAGTGATACAAATTTAATTCAATGGACATTAAAACTTATGTCGTAGATGACTTCTATGATAATGTGGATGACGTTCGGAACTTTGCGCTTGAACAATCGTTTGACCAAAAGGGAAACTACCCTGGTGCCAGAACAAAGTCGTTCTCTACAGATAGCACAAAGGCTACAATCGAATGTATAGTCAGCCCTCTGCACGGCCCTATAACCTATTGGTCAGATCAGGGTTACAATGCAGCATTCCAAATAACAACAGCGAAAGACAGGTCTTGGATTCACTATGATGGTGGAACCCAATGGGCTGGCGTGTTGTATCTAACACCAGATGCACCATTGTCTGGAGGCACTGGATTCTATAAACATAAAGCAACAGGGCTTCTAGAGCCGGCTACGCCTGGTGAAGATGCAGCGTGGGATAACCAGGCGCAGGATGTGACTAAATGGGAATTAGCAAGTAGCATTGGTAACGTATACAACAGATTAATACTCTACAAGGGTAGTTTGTTTCATACCTCCATGGATTACTTTGGTAATGACCTTTATACGGGTAGGTTGTTTCAAACATTCTTTTTTAATACACAACGATGAAAATAGTAATACACGCAGGATACTACGCTGAACCATGGGACTCAAACACAGAGGGATTGGGAGGCACAGAACAATGTATAGCGAATCTAGCCAAGCAGTTTGCCGCTGTTGCGAATAACTCGGTATACGTTGTAGGTATGGTAAAAGAACGACACGACAAATACCTTGGTGGTGGAGATGTATACTATACACCTCTAGAGAATGTAAGCGATGTTGGAACTCCAGATGTTTTAATAGGTGTGGCTTATCTACATTACTTAAAATATTATGACGTAGGCCCAGAAACTAAAAAGATATTTTGGCTACACAACGAACTCCCTTACTACTGGTATCAAGGTGAGCGCATGACGGATAACGACATACAGCGGGCTTACAATGAAACAGAGGTGATTGTCTGTGTAACGAACTGGCATAAAGAAGTTTTCTCTATTCAAGAGAAGGCTGTGATACACCCAGATAAAATCAAGGTTATAGGCAATGGTATAAGTGTAAGCAATGTCGCGCCAGTTTCTAAGAAAGAGCCAGGATCTTATGTATACACCTCGCATCCAGAAAGAGGGTTAGACAGAGTTCTAGATGACTGGGAACTTAAGTATTCAACAGGCTCAAATAAACTTCACATATCTACACCTTCTTATGGATTGAAGTATTATGAAAAGCATTTCGCAGAGCGTGTAGAGCAAATGCAAAACGTAATCTATCACGGTAACCTTTCTGTAACAAAACTGTACGCACTATTGTCGCAAATGGAAACCTGGTATTACCCAACAGAATACAATGAAACATTTTGTATTACTGCGTTAGAGATGTTAGCACACAAGGTTCTTCCGGTTGCAAACCCAATCGCTGGACTAGAGGAAACGCTCAATGGATTTAACAAAGAGATACAAGACTGGACAGCGGTAGAGAAGTATATACAGACCAAAGACTGGGGTAAGGTAAAAGAGGAATGGTATGGCCTTATAGAAAACATACCTTCACTTACTGCAAAGGACTCTATTGATTACTCTAATCTAGAGAACACACCTCCCCTTCCTTTTGTAGACATGACGTACATCATTACCCTCCATCCCGAGAAGGAGCAAGAACTACGTAATCGATTTATGGAGTTTGGAATGATGAGTCCTGTAACGATATTCCATGGAACCAATGGGCATACCGGGGAGAACATGCCTACTGACTACGAGGTTTGTAATCATTGGAAAATAGATGGTCATAAAAATAAATGGTGGGACAGAAATGTTTTGCCGGGAGAAGCAGGCACATCTCTTTCTCATTGGAGATTATGGAAGGATGCTTATGAAAAGGGTTATGAGAAGATACTAATCTTAGAAGATGACTTTGAGGTAACAAGGAAGTTTAACAAAGAGGAATTGGAGACAGACTATGATTGGACTCTGTTCTACCTGTCTTGTAATTTTGTTGAGAAGCCAGAGGTTCTTTCTGAGAATCATGTAAAGCCAAAACTAACTTACTGTACTCACTCTTATATACTTACCCGTGAGGGAATACGCTTGTTGCTAGAGCAAAACTTTAATCATTACATATTTCCTATTGACGAGTTTGTTAGTGCAACATTTACAGAACATCCTAGAGGTGATCTGGGATACATCACTAGAGATACACGCGCTATTGCATTAGCAAAAAACAAGCACATGTTTAAACAAAAAGACCAGGAATCTATGGGACACAATGTATTTGATTATACGAAGAGTTTTTTGAGAAACATACCTTACGATGAGTTCGTGGAAAAGTTCTTGACATACAGCGCAAAGTTGAAGAAGTTTGACTTGATAGTAGATGAGCCTATACCGGACGTCTTTACGTTTCCGTTATTCACAGAGGAGTTTTGTGACTTAGTAATCAAAGAGGCAAATGCTTCTGGAAAGTGGACGAAGGACAGACACGAATATTATCCCGCTACAGATATGCTGATTAGTGAACTAGGCTTGCACTGGTACTATGAAAGAATACTAAAAGAATATGTGTACCCGGCAGCAATACATTTATGGCAACTAAGTGGTAAGGGATGGAATGTAATGAATACTGAAACCTTTATTATAAAATACGAAGAGTCTGTACAAGGACATCTTGACCTGCATCACGATGCTGCAGACATATCTTGTGTGCTTGCTCTTAACGACGGGTATGAAGGAGGAGGAACTTATTTTAGTAGACAGAGTGCCCTGCATAAAGGGAAGGTTGGACACATAGCGATTCACCCATCTCAAGTCACACACCTTCATGGAGCAAGACCTGTGGTTAAGGGAGAGCGATATGT